AGTCGGCTCCGTTGAATCTCATCTGTTTTTCTCCTCTAACAGCCGGTCGATGCGCTTGTAGAATTCCTGGCACCATTTGTCCGGGTCTTTGTAAAAGATGACGGTCGTGTCGTATTCGACGTGATAAAAGGCGTCTTGAAGCTCTTGATCGGTCAAACCGACCCATGATCGTGCTGTGGTTGGCTCTGGGTCTTTGACGCAATCCATCAGGCAGTAGTGACTGCCGCACTGGAAGCACGCCTGCTCAAATTTAACTCTTGGTTGATTTTGTTCTGACATTTGAACTCCTTAAAACGGGGCGTCTGGCACTTTTGACGTGTCGGTCTTGGGTTTTCGCAGACGCTTAATCTTTTCAACGATGTGCGGGTATGGCGGCATGGCCCATACCCAGCGCACGACCTTTCCTTCGTCATCCAGAATCCCGTACCGCACGGGGCAGCTCCTTCCTTGATTGCAATCCTTGTGGCAGGGAGGACACTGTTTCACTTTTGGACCTCATGCGTTTAATCATCTTGTGGACGTTCTGAGGAGAGCACCCCAGAACCCGTGCAATCTCATTCATGCTGGGTAGCCTGCCGAGGTCTTTTTCAAGACCTCCGATTGCGTCTAGCAGGCGTATGCGTGCAAGTCTCATGCTGCTGCTTTGGCCAGGGCATCAAGGGCGCCGATCCGTTGACTGTACATCTGTAAAAATTTGGCTTTGTCCATCATCACCAGCCGGGATACCTCGGCTTCGTTTGCCTGGCGCAACTGCTTGAGCTTTTCAATGCGCTCAAGTGGTGGCAATTTTCCTGACTTCATCACAGAGTCAGCCATCGTGTTGAACTCATGCAGCCACGATTCTTGGTTGAAGCTGATCGACATTGGCTCAGCTCTGTTTGGCAGTCTGAGCGCCCAAGAGCCACCAGATTCATCTTGATATTCAATCTGTTTCGGCACAGATTCGGCAGATTCGGCAGTTACCTTCTGCACGACAGCATCCAGCGGGTTCACCGGTTTGCCTTCTGGCTTGGGAATTGGTTTTTTGCTGCCTGCGTTGCCATCATCATCCTCGGCAGCGATACCGCACGCTGCCATCAGCGAGTACCGACGAGCATAGGTGAGCGCAGATCCGTATCCTTGCGGATCATGTTTCAGGGCGGGAACGTGTAACCGACCCATCCGAAGCGTTTCACCGGACTCATGTAGAAAGCACGTCTCTACGGTTACGCCGTCTTGCACGTCGAAGGTTTCTTGATAGACCGCAATCCCATGGGTCAGAAGCGCATCGTTGACGGCTTCTAGGCAACCGGCTAGGTCTACGTACCGATTCTTAAAATGCGGGTTTGTGGACGTTTTGAGGGCCGGCGCGAAGTCGCGCTTGGCGGCTACGAATGCTGCTGCTATTTTCATTTGGACTCCTTAATGGTAAGCGTTGACTGTCGCACTGAATACGCTTCTTTGGCTGGCGTAACCTTAGCTGGCTGCGCAGAATAGTGTCGGACTGGCCATTTGATCGTGTACTCACCAGCGACCGCAGCCGTTGCGTTGCCCATCATTTCCCGCAGCTCTTTCTCAGCGTCTGAGATCTCCGTTTCCAGAGCTTTGATCTCGGCTTTAGCTTTGGCTATTGCGGCAGCGAAGTTGGCTCCGCTTTGACCCAAATTGACCGTCTCAAGGTTTTCGTCGCCTGGCCACACAAGGGCTGCGTCTTTGGCGTCAACGGGCGTATACCAGTCGACCTCACCAGTCTCTGACCAGTGGATCAGTTTGGTCTCAAAGTCGCGTGCAGAGCTTCTGATGAGCGCTTGCGTATCTTCGTGAGGCGCGAACAGGAAAATGCGCAGCGTGGTGCCTTGATAGAGAACGCAGACGGCTCCCCATTTGGCACCGACAATATCCATTTGTGCCTGGAGCTGAAGCGGGCCCCGGCTCATGGCTGGTACATCTTCTGGGTAGTTTGCCGTCAGCTTGGCTTCCAGCACGCCTATTCCGTCTAGCGTAATACTGTCCTGGCCGACCACGTAGATGCCCTGCTCAGGGCTGTTATGCACGACCAACCCATTGCCGTCACCGTTGCCATCAAGCGAGCAGGCAATCGGCGCATCTGGATGATGGTAGGCGATTGGATGGTCGAGGCGCAGGTTGCTCAGGCCCAGCCGACCGCTGGCTTCCAGCAGGATCGGAACCTCAAGCAGATTGCCCCAGTGCATCGATTCATTGGCGTCGAAGGACGGTTCAATGTCCTGTAGTGCATTGATGCAACCAGCCAAGATCTGGTTAGGTGTTTCGTACTTGTTCTGACCCAGCAGGCCGGGGACTTTGCTGGCTGAGAGCTTGGTGTTGGGGGTGACTTTGCCGACCATGATTAGAGAACTCCCATGATGAGAAGAATGCAGATGATGAGAATGCCGCAGCCGCTAGCGATGCCGATCAAGGCGTCCATTTGATTAGGGTTCATTTGTTGGACTCCTCAAAGGTTGGCTCTACGTAGCGGATGGTGATGAAGTTTTCTTCGCTATATCTCTCAAGCGTAATGTCGTTGAACTGGTCGACGCACCGGCTCTTAATCGCTGCTAGAACAATGTCTAGCACTTCTTGTTGGTTCAGTATGATTTTCATTTTGGCTCCTTGGTTGGGGGCCGAAGCCCCTGGTTTGATTAAGCTGTGCAAACTTCGTTGTATTTTGCAATCAGCGATTTCATTTTGCGAACGTCTTGCGTTGCTTCACGCTTTGCAACTGCTCCGTATTCGCCAGCCAACATATCGTTGTTAATGTGGCCGTTCTCAAAATACGTTGACAAAACATATTTGGCTTCGGCAATGATTTCGCCGTCTGTGTAATCTTCGATTTCTTTGCCGTCATCTTCGCTGATGTTTACGAGTGTCTGGTGCAGCTCGCTGATCTTAAATGCTGCTTTTACGATTGCTCTCATTTTTTGGCTCCTGTTGTGCGCCACGACGTGCAGCGCATGAGTCGTACTGTACACAGGGTGACAACCGTATGCAAGGGGTCAAGCCAACTTTTTTTCTAGGGACAAACCCTAGTACAGATTTTTTCCACAAGCGCAGAAATCTATGAAATCATCCGGACTCACTCACCGGAGAGACGATGTTCACTCTACAGTTTACGATCCCTGGCCCACCAGTCGGCAAGGGCAGACCCAGGTTCAGTAGCGCAGGCGGCAAGCCCAGGAGCTATACACCGGCTGTCACCAGAGACTACGAAGCGCTGATCGCAGCTCGAGCAACCGAGGCGATGCACGGTCATCCTCCGTTGCAGACACCGCTGACGGTCTACATCTATGCCCATATGGGTATACCGCTGAGCTGGTCAAAGGCGAAGCGTCAAGCAGCGCTAAACGGTGATATTTACCCGGCACGACCAGACGTCGACAACATCGCCAAGACCGTCTTGGACGGCATGAACGGCGTGGTTTACGCCGATGACGCGCAGGTAACGTATCTCAAAGTTTCCAAAAAGTACGCTGCAGAAGGACACGTCATTGTCTGGATTTCGGAGAATCTCAAGTGAGCAAAACAAAGAATCTGGAAGCAAAACGACGCATGGAAAGCTGGCCCTATGTCGAAATAAATCAACACGGCGAAAGGCTCAGAGATTATACTAAAGAGGAAAAGGAGATTATTAAAAGACTTAGAAAAGAAGCCGAAGAATCACTCAAAATACCGTCCACAGACCAGTGATCGCCCTGTGGATAACTCTGTGGATAACTACCCCAAATCTGTGGATAACCCTGTGGACAACCCTGTGGATAACTTTTCTTCATATACGCGTGCGCGTAGAGATCTAAGACTAAGATCTAAGACTAAGATCTAAGACTAAGAGAGCTAAGACTAAGATCTAAGGATGAGATCTATGACTAAGATGAAAGACTCTATATTTACATTTACTAAAGAAATAAGAGGAGGTTTAAAAAAAATAAAAGGTGCACAAATAAGCAGCAGCTTGGTCAACCAATTGATTGCTCTGGACATGACGTCAGCGCAATTGCAAACTGGCATCGAATCGGTAATCAGACGTCGAATCGCTGCCAAACAACCCGAGGTCGAAACAATGGAAGAGCTTTTATCTGAAGTTGTGACAGACCAAATCTTAAGAAACAATTGCAAGTAAGGAGTTTTTATGAATAAGCCACAAGCAGCCAAATCGACATACGAGCAAAAGCCTGGCAAGGGCGCTGCTTTCCCAAATGACAAAAAGGTCGAAGATTGGCACGCCGATTACAAAGGTCGGGTCTGCCTGCCAGACGGTTCCATGCACTGGCTGGACGTCACGATCAAGACCGCTGCCAGCGGGATGCAATACGCTGCCGTGACCATCGGAAACCCCTGCGAACCGTCGACCGCGGTCGATCATGGCCCGAAAAGGCATCCAGAC